ATGCAAATACAGCTTGAGCCTCTAGTTGCTCCATTGGCGGCATTGAAACTGAAAAGGTAAAGTATTGACCACCTATTTGCCTAACCTGTCTTTTGCCTGATAAGGTCTGATTAATTAAAGTAGGTCTATTATCTTGAAAAGATAATGCCTGAAAGTTTGGATTTGTTGGGAATGTACCACTCACTATGTAACCCCCATCCTTCCTCTATTATTCATTGCATTATTGATAATAGAAGTTATTAAACCTTTTCTTGATGCAAGTAATTCGTCAAAGCCTACCGCATCTACTGTTGATATGTTGAAATTGATTGTAGCTCCCGAGCTTTGACCTTGAGCATGATCTATAATAGTTTCTTGTGGATGTAATATAGCTGGGAAACCACCCTTTCCGTCAACACCACCAGCTCTAGCTCCATTACCTGTATAACCACCGCCAGCGAAAATGAAAGGATCGCCCCCACCAGTAATATTTGCCCAATCAATTTGCCCTTGAACATTGTCTCTTATGCTTGATATAGTGCCGCCTATTCCTGCAAACATTCTATCAATTAATAGTTTTTGAATAGCTATTCTCATTAATTCTCTAACTATACTTGTTGCATAATCTTTAAAGCTGGCTTTACCAGTTTCTAAAAACTTCATAGTAATGTCTGTAAGTCCGTCATAAGACTTTTGGAAAACACCCTGCAATTCATCTTGCATGGTTTTAATGTTTGTATAAAACTTTTTAAAGCCATTTTCAGCATCTTTTAAAAACTTTTCTAATGGTGATAACATTTTAAATCCAGTTCCATCATCACCTGGCTTTGCATTTGGATCACGCCCTAACAACATATCCATGAATGAAGGAATCTTAGTTTTTTTAATTTCTATTGCTGCTGTTTTTGCTATATCTGCAGTTATTGCTGCAATTCTGCCATCATTTTTAGATTTTTGGGAAACTGGATCGGGTATAAGCTCTATTGGTGGTATGTTTTTTATACCCAGCTTATCTTTAATTCTTTTTGGCAACTTATCTAATACTGCATTAATATTATTAATACTTATATTTAGTGTTGTAAATAAGAAATTAAAAAGTCCTACAAACCCCTTTTTTAAAGGTAATATAAGTAGATCGTGAAACTTCTCAAAGGCTTGTATAGCTGTTATTTTAAATTCATCAACTAAAATTGGAAATTCTTTTTTTGTTATGGTTTTGAATATAAAAACAATCTCATCCCTAAACATATACATAGCCGTTAATGCCAAAATAACCCCTGTTGCAAATGCTGTCCAAGGATTTGCATATACTGCCTTATTTAAGGCTATTATTGCTGGTATAAGATGAGTAAAGATAGCTACTGCCGCTAAAGCGATTGCGGGTATAAGTAAACCATCTATATTTTGTGCAAATTTATTTACTACAGAAGCTAACCCTGAGAAACCTTTGGAAGCTTTTTCAACATCACCAATAATAAATTGAAAATTATTTCTTAAAGCCACGCCAGCTTGTCCAAGCGTCATAGGCATTTTTGTAACCTGTTCGTTGGTGCTTTTCATGCCCTCAATAAGAATTGGCATTACAGTTTCAGCAGTAAGTTTACCTGCATGACCAAATTCTCTTAACTCACCAATAGTCATGTTTAAACCATCAGCTAACATTTTTGTTAGGATGGTGTTGTTTTCCATAACTGAACGTAACTCATCACCTCTCAATGCGCCTGAAGCTAAACCCTGAGCTAGCTGTCTAGCCGAGTTATTTGCCTCTTGTGCATGTGATCCAGCAATAATAAAAGTATTTGCAACAGTTTGGGTGGCATCTGCAACATCTCTTTGTGTAGCTCCTAAATGATCTGTAGCTAAAGCCAGCCTTGTATACAGCATTGCTACAGCATCAAAGTCTGATCTTGAATCTAGTGCGATTCTTCGCATGTGATCCATTGCAATACCAGTTTTTTCAGCACTTTGGGTAAGGGCGTTCATTCTGTTTTCAACGCCAATCATTACGTTGGCGGCTTCAACAATTTCTCTAACACTAAAAGCTGCAATAATAGTATTTCTAAGTTGTGCTAAAGCTGAATTTGCCCCACCCACATTCTTTTTAAAACCTTTAATAGCTTTACCAGACTTGTCATTGCCAGCGATTACAAAAGTTAGATCGTTTTTACCTACTCCCATTACCATTGTTTTCTTCCTTTATTTCAAGATAAGCCATCCAGCCCTGAAATTCCTCTACAGTCATTTGCTCTAATTCTGCTAAGGTTTTACTAAGCTTTTCAGCCAATGCATATTTGACATATAGCTGCTTATCTTCTGTTACTTTTTTTTGATTTCATCCTGCGAAACGCTATTCATAACCTCGCTTGAAACCCGTATTAATACATCTCTATCTACGCTCTCCAATAAGCTTTTCTTATCGGCAATAGTAAATAACTTTTCACCAGACTCATCTAGCGCTTTATAAATAAGCACATATACAAGTAACTGAACATCATCATCTTGAGCTAGTTTCATAAACTTAGAAGTCTCTGCTAAAGTGATTGGCTTGCAGTAAATCATTAATGGATTCTGCTCATCCTCACCCCATTCAGGGACTTCTATAGTTCGTGTTTCTAAAGTCTGAAAATGCTTTTTTGCGTTATCTATTGCTGACATTTTATACTGTAGCTGCAGTAATAGCGCCAGTTCCCATGACCGAAATACTAGCTTCTACCATTCCATCGAATGAACCTGTAATTGTTTTACCAGTTACGATTACACTACCGCTATAATATGTATCTCCACTAGTTGATCCCTCTGGATACCATAATAAAGTTACAGTTGATCCAACAGCTAGTGCCACTTGACCATTTGTATCAGTTTCATCCCAAAAACAATCAACACTTCCGCTAAATGATGCTAATGAAGCTAAATGTGTTCTGGCTGCATCTCCCATTTTTGTAGTTTCAACTGTATCTGAAGATTCCTCTAATGAGTAAGATTTGACCTCAGCGATTGCATCTGTACCTATTTTTATAAGCCCTTCTGAGCCTTTATGAGTTGCCATCTTTAATTACCTCGTTTTTTTGTTTTGAAGAAGATTTAATTGGGGCTGCTTCTTCTTTCCAACCCTTTTCTTTTAAATATTCAACCTTTGTGGGGTGTGCATTTATAGAACTTTTGCCATTTGGACTAATTAATTTCATAATTATTTGCCTCGTTATACCGCTACATCTGGAGCTTGCGCTTTGACATAGTAGTTGGTTAAAAATGTTAGGGTTGCAAATGCCAATGGCTGCTCCCCTTCCGCGTTAAAATCTATTGTTGTTTCTTGTAAATAGCAGTCTTTAGCTAATCCACCAAGTGTTGGATCAGCCGCTATAGCAATCTCAACCTCTTTTGCTGACGTGTCTATTATGTCGTCAAAATTTGCTACCGCCTTAACATATATTTCAACAGCAACCATTAAATCTCTTGAACTAAGTCTGTTAGTTCCAATTACTACTGGTTCAGATTCTTCTTCTTTTGTATAAATTAACAAAGCTGGAGTTCCACCAGTTTCAAGAGGATAAACCCTTGACTGATAAACTTTAGTTCCTGTTGTAGTTAAGTTATTTAAATTTGAACCAAAATATTCTCTAATTTGCTGCCTTACATGATTTGCCACTAGATTTTCTCCAATATTAAAGCCGTAAAGCCTGTTCTGTCTGATTGTATAGAAGCAACAACATAAGACTGAGCAGATTTTAAAATATTACCTTCTATATCCTTAATTGCTGATACCGCCAAACTATTGCCGTGTGCAATATTTGGAATATCCATGCTTCTACAAAAAGCAACAGGTTTGGTTGCCTCTATTGCTACACCAGATCCATCTTGTTCTATATATTCATTATTCAAAATGACGTTTATTGTTGATGCAGTTCCGCCTGTATTGGTAAAAACTGCTGTTACCCCATGCCCGTAATCAACATCAAGGTATGAAGCAAAATCTTCTTCAGTTTCCATAATATAAACACTCACGTTTATACAGCCTCAAGCAAAACTGAAACCATGCCTGTATTATCAGGATGTACTTCTTTTATAAAGAAGGTTGTTTCAGGTGTTAAAACAGTTCCATTATTTGTAGTTATAGCGTGAACTGTTAATTTATCTTCTTGCGATATATAAGGAACGTCTGTAGCTTTTATTTGTGCTATAGGATTATAACCCTCTACCGAAACGCTGTTACCCTGTATGCCGAAATAAGATTGGTCTATAAGTATTTGTATAACACTACTTGCACCAGAATCTATATCACTCCATGTATCTATATAATTTGTTCTAGCATCCCACAAATTATTCTGTATTTCATTAAAAATAGCACTAACGCCGCCTAATTGCGGGCTTACATACGAGTCAAAATCTCTGCTACTTTCTATTGGCATAACTATCTCTTCTTGGTAGCTTTTGCCGATTTGTTTGCAAGCGGTTTATCTTTGTGACTTACATCTTCTGCACACCCGCCTGTTATAAATTGCCTGGCTTCAGCAGCAGTAACTTCTACCACTTCACCTTCATGTCTAGGAACACCTCTAACGTGTGTTGTTTTTAATATTCTAATTTCCATAATTTTTCCTTTAAAAAGCGGGTAGCCAATAAAGGCTACCCTGAACAATATTACTTATTAAGCAATGATGTCTTTAATTACCGAGAAGCCTTCTCCGTGACGTATTCCTACATCTAAATCTTGGAAAAATGCTAATCTAGTTCCACCTGAAGTAGATAATGAAGAAGTATCAACTACTACGTCTACCCCACTCCAGAATCCAAGCATTACATTAGTGAAGTCACCGAATATAGCTGCTGACAAGTTAGACCCTGTACCTTTTGCAAGGTTAGAAGGAACTAAAGTAGTAGAAGCTATGTTGTAACCTAAGATGTCGCTTGCAGCTTCCATAATGAAGTTACCTTCAGCACCGCCAGATTGTTTTGCTATAGTTCTTAGAGCAGCAATAACTTTCGGGTTAGTTAGGAATGATGGATTTCCGCCCATTGCATTAGAAACGTCTACAGCTTTAATAAGCTCAACGATTTTTGCATAAGTAGGAGCAAGACCATTAGTACCCATAGCTACAACATTTCCTGCTGGAACTCCTGGAATAATTCCACTAGGCTCGTTAGTTCCGCCACCATTAATAGCAACACTATCAATTTTTCTAGCAAACTGAGTAACGATGTCATTTCTTAGTACAGCTTCTACTGAAGGATCGCTTTGAAGCATGAGCTTTCGAGAACAATCAACGTAAGACGCTAAAGTACGCGGCTCGAGAGTCACATTTGAGAAAGTAGCAGCACCTTCAGTCGGCGCTCCGCCCTCAGCAACAAAAGCAGTATTAGTTGTTTGAGCTGATAACTTAGGAATAGCAACATTGCCTTTAAGTCCAGTCATAACTCTAGCACCAAGCTCACCAACAGTTAATTTAGCGTATAAAGCTGAAATAAACTGATCTGCAAGATGATCTGTACCAACCAAGAATCCACCAGCACTTGTTGGTGAAACAGTTTGATCTCTTTGTCCCCAGTTAAGGTCTGAAGGCATATAAAAACCTCTAGCTTCCTTACCTGATCTTTGAGCGATATCTTCTGATAATTCTCTTTCATAACCAGCTTTTGACCAGTCACCTGTTGTAGCAGCATTAATAGCTCTGATTAAAGAGTATTCGCCTTTTTCTTTTTGGTTAAGTCCAACTGTTGCTGGTGCAACTTCTAAAGGCTTATCGTTAGCGATAGTGTTCAATAACTCGCCTCTGAATTGCTCTAGGTTTTTTCCATCTTGAATAGCTTTATCAGCTAATGCTCTTTGGTTATGATGAGCGCCTAATGCGTTTATCTCCTTCATATCACTTCGCCCTTTTGCTAATTCGGCAGCAGTATCGCTACTTCTTTGAGCATTTAGGTCTATTTTATTTTCTTCTGACATTTTAATTTCCTTAAAATTTAATTCTTGTTTATTTTCAGAACGACCAACCCCAACTTGCATTGACGTGTCTGCTGGCAAAGATACCAGAGATATCTCTTTCGGACTCCAATTTGTAGCCCTGTAGTGATCTCCGTTTACTTCATCAGTCATACGTTCCATTTTATTAATTTGATACCCAACGCTGATATTTTTTCTTATACCATCTCGAACATCATCAAAGATTTCCGAGGCTAGCTGGCTCTTACCGAACCGAACAATAGCGACTGACCTAGCCGCCTTCTCATCAATCATAAATTCCTCAACAATTCCAATCTGCTTCGACATATCATGATCGAGAAGCAACGGAGCTGTTTTACTATCCATAAATTCAGTATCTATAGATTCTCTTTTGTGATCTAAAACCTCTAATCCAAATGAACGAGAAACAGGTTGCTGAGAACTAACTCCCACGCGTACTGTTCTTTTATCTTCATCTATATAAGAAGCTCTTGATAAATCTATAGTTCTGTAAGCTATCTCACCAGAACAAGACCTATCATCACCACTTTCAACATCAACAGCCATTTCTTCTGGCTCAGTTTCTACGACTTCTTCAGATTCAGTTCGTACTTCATCCGTTTCAGTTGTTTCAACCTCATCAGTTACAGAAATGGTCGTTTCATTTTTAATATCATCCATTTCGTTTACCTCGCTAGTTGTATTAAAATCATTTGGCATAAGTGTTATCTGCTCCCACCAGTTGTATAGATAACCCCACGATTGACTAATCGCATCCCATACGCCCTAACTATCATCATCCGAACCCTCTATATCTGGGGTTGCGGGTGATTTTTGACCAAAAGGTTGCCATGCAGTTTTAATATCGTACTGCTCCATTAACATTCTTTCCTTTTGATGCATTTCCATTAGCTCTTCAGCATCTATTCCTTTGCCCGCAGCTATTTCTGTATATGTTGTTATTCCTGAGTTAAGCCCTGCAATATGAGCATTAATCTCTTTAAGAGGATCGATCCAAGCCCACTCTCTACATACATAGTTGGTAGAGTTATAAAATTTATCAAACTTACTAATGGGTAAATTAATTGCACCAGAAGATATAGCATATTCAAGCCATTTTTTAAAAATTGGCTCTATCATGTGTTGAACTGTAAGCTGTTGAGATAACTGAAACATAGCTCTATCCTCGAGACTTCCTTGTCTGATAGAGGAGTAATTAACAGAGCTGAGGTCGTTTGTAAGACTATGGTAAGAAATATTTAATCCCGAAGCTATACCCCTCAAAATACTTGTAGTAAAAGAATCAAAAGCTGTACTGGGGTGCGAAGGTTCAAAGCTTTTAAAATCCATCCCATTTGGAAGCTGCTCAAAAGTACCCGCGCTTGCGTTCATTACTGGAGCAAAGCCATCTTCAGGAGACTCATCGCCAACATAAGAATTGCCGTCTGGACTTGTAAAGAAGCCCATTTTTGATGACGCTACCCTTGCCGCCGTTATCTCCGCCTCATAATAACCTTTTAACATTTGTATGTTTGCCATAGAGGTAGATATAGGTGATACGCCTCTTGTTTGTTCTGGGCGATTTCGTATATAAATATGCATTAACTCTTCTGCTGGAACTCTAATATATTGTCTTTGTTTTGCATACAAATCATCATAAGGATGATCTTTAAATAAATAATAGGCAACGGGCTTATCAAATGAATTAACTTCAACGCCCATCTTTATAGTATTGCCGTTATTAGCGGTGTCGTTATAATCTTCATCCAAATGATCAGCTTCAAAGAATTGAATCATATAACCAAATTTATTTGTAGATGTTGGTATATGCCTTATTAAGACCTCACCATCTCTATATAGTGTTTCAACCATAAGTTTTTGTGCATCAACAAATGACATAGTTCCATTGGCTACGCATACACCCATTGCACACCACTCTTTCCATGCAGATTCTATTTGCTGATTAGCGCCCATATCTAATGAACCATTATCGTTTCTTGCTTTAGAGCTTATGCGTATTCCTGATTTGCCTACAACATTTGAAACCATTAGGTTTAAATATCTAGCAACATAAGCATCATTTCTAGCAAGCTCTCTTGCTCTTGCTCGTAAGATTTTGATATTAGGTTGTATTTCTGAATCAGCACTTTTTGACTGTGATCCAAAATCTGCAAAGAGTCGCCCTCTATCAGCGCCTTTAAATGATCTTTGATTAAGCTTTATGGGATTTGTTTTCTGTCCTCTTCTTAATAAATTACTGTACCAAGCCATTAGAATTGCACCCTTATTGTATTTCCTGAAGGCTTACCATTTGCAATTCTTGCTCTTTTCTTTTCAATTTCCCAACGAGCTTCATAGCTATCCCTAAATTGTATTAGTTCATCAATAGACATTCTGGAAAGTGACCTTCCTGCAATACTCATTGAGCTTTGATCCATAGTTGCACGACCTTCAATAACAGCATAAAGACTATCAAGCACTATTTTTGTGTGTGATCTAACGCCATTATCTAATAATGTTATATAATCCTCTTCTAAGTAGCTTTCTGCTGAATCAGAGCTTCTAATAATTATGGAAACCCATCTATAATCACCTGCTGTATATGAAGATGTACTAGAGGTGGCAATTAGGTATTCGTCGTTACTTTCTGACGCTGTTAAAGTGAAATTAGACGCTGTTGTTCCATCTATTAAATAAAATTTATACTTTAAGGAGTATGATGCTGTAGGATAATCACCAGAAAGGTCTGATCTTTTCCAAGCCCAATAATCCCCCACTTGTAAAACATCAGGAATTTGCGTTGGATAATTAGATGAATCAAAAGCGTTACTCAAGCAAAAACCTCATAAATGTTAAATATATCTTTATCTAACGCTAAAGTTTTCTACAAATAAGTCAATAGATGTTTGAAGTTTATAAATTTTTCCATGAATTAGCAAAGTTATCACCTTTTGCTTGCCTAGGTCTTATAATCGGGCTGGTTTCTTCTTTATCTTCTACTGGCTTTTTGCCAGTTAATATTTTTTGCTCTATTAAATTCCAATTAGGGTTTAATATATATATTGCTGCAAAGTTATAAACAGCACAATCAAGACTTTCATTACGATCACGAATTTGCTTCCATACTAAAGTTTTTCTACCACGCAAAAACTTGGTTACTCTCTTTTCTGCTGTAAGCTGTTTAAAATATTCATCATCGAGATTGTTTGAAAAGAACATTGTTGTCTCTTCTGGCGAAGCGGACAGCCTGCCAAAGATAGCTTCTTTTGCACTATCTACACCTACTCCGTATAAAACTGTTTTATTTTTTCCAACATACGTTGGGCTATTAATAATTGGTTTTCCAGCAGTAGATAAGCCTTTTACCGCAAACACACGCCTGGATTGCCTAGGTTTTGTAAAAGCATAAACCTGGTTTGTATGATAACCAGAGTCTACTGTTGAACAAGATATAGGCAGAACCCTTCCCGATTCAGTCTTAAACCTAGACTTTAAAAACTCATCAAATTCATCCCAGATAGCGTGACCATTTGGATCGCCCCAAATTATGCGATGATCTAAAACGTAACACTTAAAGCCTTTACCCCAGCCACAAATCGTTATTTCGATTCTGTCGGCTTGGCAATCTGTTCCTGTAGTTAAAATATAAACATCTTCAGGTATATTATCAATATCATAATTCAATCTTCTTTGAAGCAATGATTCCCACTCTACAGTTTCCCCAGATTCTTGCCAACTTTCTCCCAGGGCAGTATTTACAAATGTTTTTAATGTTTCAGGATTCTTTTTTGCTTCCAGGAAATTTATTGCCATATCCGCCCAGGTTGACCAAACAGAATATAACTCTGATATATGGAATCCAGCAGTTTTTAATAAAGGCTGAGTTGCTATCCATTCCCCGTTATTAATCATCCATTGTTTTTTAGACTCTTCAATAACTGAACCACACTCTTCACAAGCGTAAGTAGCTGTTTCAGGTTTATTTTCTTCCCAAACCACATTCTTCCATTTTAAAACTTGTTTATGTTTACATTCGGGGCATGGCACATAGTAATAACGCTTATCAGACTCCTCAAAAGCAGCTTCAATAGCTGATAAACCCTTTATAGTTGGGGTGCTACACATAAAGATTTTGCGATTAAAAAAGGTTTTAGTTCTAGCCACCGCTAATGCTATTGGCGATCCTTCACCTTTAACATTATGTTCAAAACGATCTATTTCATCTAAAAACAGGCAACGTATGGGTCTGCTAGCGAGACCCGCAGGACTCCCTGAAGATGATATTGTTATATGACCACCTGCAAACTTTTTATGCATTGTTGTATTGCCACTATCTCTACTTTTAGCATCGCTTACAACATCTCTTAATCTATCACTATCTCTTATCATTGCTGCAAGTCTGTCTTTACTAAACGCTTGCCCCATGGTCAGATTTGGCTGCACGACCATCATAGGCGAAGCATCCTGGTCTATATAATAACCAATGGCATTTAATAAAATTTCTGTCTTACCAACTTGGCTGCTTGTCATAACAACGATTCTTTCAATATTAATATTATTAAAAGTGTCCATTATTTCACGCTGGTATTCACATCTACTTGTATGCCAACTTCCTGATTCTGCACTAGATTCTGGAGATAGCTTTCTATATGTATCCGCCCACTCGCTAATTGTTAGTTTTGGTGGTGGTCTCAATATCTGCATTGTGTTTTTCACCACGATCTGCATATTCTTTTGGTAATCCATTGCTCTCCGCTAGTTCGTTTAAAATCCTATACACTTCTTCATCAATAATAACTTTCATTTCTTGTACTGATTTTACTGCCATAAGCCTATGGGCGATCTTGTTTGCTAGACCCAATAAACCCACACGCACAATCGCAAAAAGGTTAGACCAGTTGCTTGAAACCATTTCAACAGGTAACAGCAAACCTTCTAGCTCTAACACTTTTATTTCTGCTGCATCAGCTTGTGCTTTAGTTAGCCTGGTCTTTTCCTCAGCTATATCTCCTGATCCATCTTTCTTTGTGTATCTAGCTGCTTTTCTTAAATGGTTAATATAAGCAACCCTACAAGCATCTATATTTACAGGCGATCTACCTTTATTAATTATAAACACACCTTTCCTAACCAAGTCTGAAACGGACTGAGGTGAAAGGTCTAAATGCAAAGCTAGTTCTCTCTGGTTAGCCAATGTTTATAAAAATATATAAGTATCAATCTCCATATAATAAGGATAAACCATTTTAAGTTCAACTTCAAAATTAAGTTTTGTATTATAAATATGATGAATGAAAGTTGGCTCTATCTAAAAACTTTGTGAGACCGACAACCTTCTCACCTCTTTGCCCTAGAAGAACCTATACTTTAAGAGCCATACAGGGCAAGCGATACAGAGGCAGCTATAAAAAAATATATTTTTAACTGGTTATCATGTTAATTATTAACATTTCTATTATTCATGGCGTTTATATATCTACGTTTTTGCCTGGTAATAATA